CCTTGGAGGCTATGACACCTATTTAATCTACAACCATCCAGAAATCGGATTTTATTTGTCGAGCAGAAATTTTCCAGTAACCAGTTGACATAGGTCAGTAGAAATGTTATATTAGTAAAAAAATCAAACAAATTGAGTATGATCGAAACAACATCGTTATACACAGAGCTTACAAATAGCTACTTACAGTATAGTTGTAGTATATTTAATAGAGCCTTGCCAAATGTAATAGACGGATTAAAAACTGCTCAGAGAAGAATTATTCTCGGCCTAAAAGATCTGAACTTAGCTCACGATGGAACTTTTAAAAAAGTTAGTCGTTTGGAAGGTCATGTGCTGGGTAGCTATCACCCTAACGGGGGTTGTGCCGGCACAGCTATTAACATGGGGCAATGTGATGCTTTTCGCTATCCTTTAACGAACATCCATGGCAATGTTGGTGGGTCAATCCAAGTTGGCCCAAGAGCCGGCCAGTCCTTAGATGAAAGTCCTCCGGCGGCAGCTCGCTATCTTGAGATTAAATCCACACACTTAACTGACGAGGTTTTTCTAAAAGAATGTGATAAATTTGTCTCTAAGTGGGTTAAGAATTATGATGGCTCAACCGAGGAAATTAGTTTTTTCGTGCCAAGCATGCCAACTTTGTTAATTAATGGGTCAACAGGCATTGCCACGGGGTTTGCGGCTCATCATGTGAGTTATAATGCCACGGAGGTTTTAAATGCTACGATAGCCTTGGTGGATAATCCAAATATGAGCATTAGTACTCTGAGAGGATTTGTTCCAGCTCCAGACTTTCCAAATTATGCCAGAGTTTTGGATAAAAATATAGAAGAAGTCTTAGAATTTGGGAGTGGGAATTTACAACTTTTCGGAGAATGGGAAGTTATTGAAGTTCCTTATAAGAAGAAATCTACACGAAAAGCGATTCGTATTCTATCTCTGGCAAGCGGAAATTCAGAAAGATTTGTAGAGATGCTCTACAAAGCGATAGAAGAAGAAAAAATCTTAAGCGTAGCAGAAGTCTCAAATCTATCGTCAAGACACGGCATAGAAATTCACGTGATTTTAAAGCCTAACGTCAACCCTCAAGAGGCAATTTATTCTTTACTAAAAAACACGAACCTAAGCTCTACCATAAGCGTTAATGCTACGGGGCTATTGCCTAATGAGGTTATTCCTAAAAAGTTCGGGTTTAGAGAGATAGTCGCGAGTTGGTATGAGGCTCGGAGCTCAGGATTGTTGGCTCGGTTTAAAGAGCAAATCTCCGCCTGCGAAGCTAAGCTTGAGATATTAGAAGGTTTGCTAAAAGTGTTAGCGGACATTGATGCCGTCATAGCAATTATAAAGTCTGCGCCGAGCATAGCAAAAGCTCACGAAGTGTTAGCAACTACTTATAATCTCACTAGTTTACAGACTAAAGCTATTTTAGACATGAGTTTAAAGGCTTTAGTAAAGCAACAGCATCAGGAGTTATTGTCTGAGCATAAAAAGCTAACGGCACATTTAAAAAAATTGCAAAAACTTGTGAGTTCTAAATCTAATATAAAGGAGTACATTAAGTCCGAATTAGAAAGTCTCAAGTCTCTTTTTGAAGGAGACATAAGAAGGTCTCAGCTTATTCAAGAAGTTCATGAGCTTAAGGCTAAGCCAACTTCAGCCCCCGAGCCCACAACTCTAAAAGACAATATAATCTCTGAAGGTAAAAAGTTGGGGATGTCCGCTAGGGAAATCTCAGAGTTCCTGTCTAAGCATGCTGGTAGTGGAGTTAAAAAAGCTTGGGAAGAGTTTAAGTCTCAGGCAGAGTTTTCCACTGCCGCAGGCAGAAGACAAAGAAATCAGAAACTTAGTGAGCTTAAGCAAAAAGCGCTTAAGCAGGGATTGCCTACTAAGGGTAAAAATGGTTGGAATGCTTTTATGGTAAACAAAGAGAGAATGCCATATCCTAAAGTAGAAAAAGAAATGAAAAAATGGTTGACAAATTTAAAGTCTTAGTGATATAATAAAGATATGAAGTATTATGATGATTCAGGACTACTACAAATCCAATGCTTAAATTATCTTGATTTAGATACTACTGAGCATTTTCCCCAAGACTTAAAGCGGTACGCTATTAGTATAGAGTACTTTAGCTTGATTATAGAGTATGTTTTTAAAACTTTATGTCGTACAGACCCCATTTTTTCGGAGATGTACATAACGAGAGTTTTTGGCACACAAGAGAGAAGGTATCTTAGGAATGAAATTAATTTGTCTGGAAGCATAAGATTTTTTTCTCGCGAGCACATTTCATACTATAGCAAGTTTAAAAAGTCATGGTGCAAAGTTCCGACGTTTAAGTCTCTAAAAACTTGGAAAGCCATTCAGAAAGTTTTGGAAGAATAGAAGGATTAAATAGGAAAGACTTAATCCCCTTATAAACATACATAATATGAACGAAAACATGAAAGTGGAGCTATTGTCTCACACACCAAATCCAAATCTCATTTGTTACGATGCTATGCATCAATGTTATAGTTGTGACGGAGTTTTCTTAGACCGACACACTTACGAAAATCTCCCCAGCGAAGACCTTGGGAGAAGGTTAGTAAAAAATTGTGTGTCTTATGGACATTGGTCAGTTTTAGAGCCTGCATATTTTGTTTTTAATGCTATTGGTTTCCCCCATGATGTTATCGTCCAAGCGAGAACTCATCGCCACCTAAGCTTCAGTGTTCAGTCTCAGAGGTATACATTTAAAAAGGTATACACTCTTGGCAAGATTTTGTTAGAGCAACGTCCAAATTTCCCCACAAACCTAATCCAAGACGCTTTTTACTTTAGAGAAGTTGATCGTAAGTATTTTGACCGCGAAGGCAATAAGTACATATATACTAAAGAAGAGTATGAGGAAGACTTACAAGAAGTCGCAAGAGCTTGTCAAAGGTTTGCGATTAAAATTGATAAAGGATTTGCTCCAGAGCATGCTCGTCAATTGCTGCCTCAGAATATTCGCCAAAATTTTGTCATGAGTTGCAATGCTAGAGCTTTATTGCACCTCTGTGACCTACGACTTCCAAGTAATGCCCAAATTGAGATAGTAATGTTTGCTGAGCAAGTGTTTGCTCATTTTGAGAAATTAATGCCAGAAGTCGCTGAATGGTACAGAAAAAATCGCTACGGCAAAAGTAAATTAAGTCCTTAATAACATGTTTTTAAATATCTCAGATTCAATTTCTAAGGAAGCTTTATATAGCTTATTCCATAACAATGTATGCCAATTTCCATACAGGAAGAGTGATAAAATTCTTTGGCATAGTACACACTTTAATCCTAGAATGTATTACCGAAATATGTCTAGGTTGTTGGAGATGCTCATAATGATTCTCAGGTACGGCACTATGAAATGTATCATAAAATTAGAGGTGTTGGAGCTAAAACATAGAATTGAGATGCATCTCAAAAAATTTATGAAAAGGTTTAGAAACTTAGGACTTATAACGTCTGAAGATTTCTTAAAATGGTTAGATGCTGGGAATTATTCTAACTTCTCTCTTTTGCCTCAGCGTGTCTAAGTCGTGAATAAACTGTTTATAGTTATAGTATAGAATACATACTACAACTATGAAATTACCAAAAGTAGCTTTAATATCCCTGCGAGGTGTGGAAGGATGCGGAATCACCTCGTGGGTTCGTCAGTTTTATTCCTACTATAAAGATGTCGGCGAGGTTTGCGAGTTTTTCGCTCTCAATGACAGAGTAGGTCGCCCAGATACATCTTCAGATGTTAAAGTGAGAATTTTCGGTTCTTCTGATTTTGAAGAAGTCTCTGAAGTTATTAATAGAGATTTTGACTTGGCGATGATTGTAGGAGTGCCGTCTCGTAAGTCTAAGCATGCAGATACGTATGTACCGTTATTTTTGAATAGAATTACGATTCGCAAAGTAATGATAAACCATGACCACCACTCCCAAAGCATTGTAAGAAATGCTCATTTTAAAGAAGCAATCGAGGCCTGCGATGTTGTATGCGCTCACTCATTAGAACCCGCTAAAAAGGGGTTTATAAGTTGGATGAAGCGCCATAATGTTGTTGCTAATAATATTGTAAAGCTTTATACGTTTATTCATCCGTCGAGATACGAGTCTTTAATAACAACTTCTGTAGAGAATCGCCAAAAGAAAATTACTAATGTAGGGCGAGCAGTTTTGTGGAAAAGAAATCTCTCACTCTTTAACATTGCGAAAAGGTTGGCTGAGCGCAAATTTATTGTAGAACTTTTAGGATTTGAGAGATCTATTGCTGGTTGGAGCCAAATAGATGTCTATAAAGACCAACTAGATGTTTTTAACACTAAGGCGGTGGAAGAAATTTGTAAAACCAAATCGTTTTTCAAGCATTTTGATACCATGAGTCCGTTTCAAAAAACGGAGCATAACAATCTCCTAATTAAGTTTATAGAAGAAGAAATGCCATATCAGCCTCATGAGTATACCTATTGCTTGGGATCTATCAACCATAATATAGCTATGGAGCGTCTGAGCCGAAGTGCATTTGGTTCGCATTTGCGAAGTTTTGAATTTATCTCTCTGTGTTATGGAAATAATCACGAATACCAAGGCTTAGAGTCCATGCTCCTAAGTATCCCTATTTTCCACAGACACTTTTTAGAAACTTGCACCTTGCCTGGCACAGACATTAAGCTCAACACTCTTGATTGTTTTATGAGTCTTGATGATGATAATCGCCATATTAAAGCCGGCGGCCCTCAAGTGTTAGAGCCCGAAGTGTTTATAGATAAATTAGAAGCTGTTTGGAGCAATCCGAACATCTATCAGCAGATGCGAACTCAAAATATAGAAATAGTACAAAAGTACTATAGTTGTGAGGCGTTAGTGCCTAGTTTTGTACAAACCTTAATTTAGAAATTAACATGAAAAAATTATTTACTCCCAAAGCTGAAATTCTTAATGGTCGCCTAGCAATGATTGCATGGTTAATTTATGCTCTGAGCTTATTGGTATAGGAATATGGTTTATATTATTTCCGATGGCACTTTTACAAAAATAGGTTGGTCTAAAGACCCTCAGAAGCGCTTACGCCAACTTCAAACAGGAAATAGTTTGAGACTCAAATTGTTAAAAATCTATGAGGTTCCGCGAATTAAAGAGCGATATTTACACAAAGCACTATTTAGGTATAAAGTTCGCCATAACGGAGAATGGTTTAATATTCCATCTGCTGAGGCTATAAACGTTGTAGACTCTCTTTTAAATCATGCTCTCGTCTGACGTAATTGTTGTATTACTATCGGTTCTGACCGTGGTCATAGTTCCTACTATGAAGGGGATCTTAAATGGGTTTGAAGCTAGTGTTTTTGATAAAACTAAACAAATAATTTTAGACTACTACTCGGCTTTAGACTCGCAAATAGATCATTTGTCAGAGTCAGATAGATTTTTGAAAGACTCCATTGTACACCTCCGCGAGGTGTTTGAGTTACGGGTTTCTTCCATAGAAAAACGAATTGAAAAATTAGAAAAAATTTAAAAATTCCCCCACAAACTCTTGACAAACGTGGGGGTTTTCTGTTATAATATAAAAAAGAACACTTAAACATTATGAATATAAAAATATGTCCAACTTGTGAAGCAAAATGGATTGATGGTCAACATTATTGGAGCACCGGCAAGAAAGGAAGTGCAAACTCTGAATTAGATTTGGCAGGCTTGGTATGCAACCCTTTCTCAAAGGGTCGCGAATGCATAAACCCATGTCGTGGCCAAGAAGGTGGAGACACTTGGGAAAAACGCGAAGCCCATATTAATTTAATTTCTGAGGAATTATCATGAAAACAAAAATAGAAATTACCGAAGACCTTGAAGAAAAAATTAAAAACATTATGAAGGTTTTTGTGGACGAATCTTATGAAGATGTTGTGAGATTTGCGTTCATTTCCGCACTTTATCAAGTTTTTAAATTTAGAAAGAAAGTAGACCCACATATTCTTTTAGAGTTAACAAATATCACTGTAAGTTATGAATAAAATTCTCTTTAGCTCCGCCTCTGATGAATGGGGCACGCCTCAAAATGTTTTTGATTACTTAAATGCTAAATACAATTTTACTTTAGATGCCGCAGCCTCTGAAGAAAATGCAAAATGTGAGAACTATTTTACGATACAAGACGATGCTCTTAAACAAAAATGGAACGGGCGTGTGTTTTTAAACCCCCCATACTCTAAGAGAAATCAATACCATTTCGTAGAAAAAGCTATACATGAGCTGAATACAAATCCCCTCTGCGAGATTGTAGTGGTTTTAATCCCTGCAAGGACTGACACACAGGTTTGGCATAAATATCTTTTTAAGCATGCCTTAGAAATTATTTTTATCGAAGGCCGGTTAAAGTTTACTAAGCAAGGACAAACCAATTCAAATAGTTGCGCGACTTTTCCTAGTTGTGTTGTAGTTCTTGGTAAACAAAAATCTAACACCATCGTAAAATCTTGGAAAATAGGAGAAGAACCTAAGTGTATAAGCTAAATAGTTTTCTAGCGGGATTTACAATAACTCTAGCTCTTTATAAGATCTGGTATAAATCTTTTACGGATAAATCTCGCATTGTTAGAGACCTCTACTCTAAAATCTTTTGGGAGGAAGTAGCATAAATGACTAAGCCACTCTGCATCATAGGAGACTTGCATGGCAGAGTGCGAATCTTAGAGTCGATTATTAAAGATAACCATAATTGCAAATTTATTATTTTAGGAGATGTTATTCATCACAAATCACACTTTAAACGCTCTAAGCGATGCAACCCACTTAAAATAATAAGTTTGCTTATGGATTTAACTCAAATCCACGGGGCTCAGGTTATTATGGGAAACAACGAAAAAATTTTCCTAGACCAACTTTTTCTCCCATTTGACCGCATAACTCATACTGAAGTAAAATTTACAATCCAACAAATTAAGTCTTTGAGCAACCCTCAAAGACTTCGTGTTATAAATTGGTTCTTAAACCTGCCTACGGATTTGGAAATAAACAACTATAGATTCGCTCACGCCTATTACAAGGACTCTAATGAGGGTTTATACGGGCCAGGTTATGCTTGGTTTTATCAACAATATTCCCACCTACATCCCCTAGACCCTAATTTTCAATATTTCTTTGGCCACTACGGTCGTCCATATTTTAGGGATAATATACATGTACTAGATTGTACTGAGCTTGATGCGGTTGGAGTTTACCGCTCCGACTACAAAGAATTTAAAACATATATTTAGTTGACAAATTCTTAAACTTCTGATATAATAGAACTATACCCACAACTAAAGAGTATGTATGCAAAATCCTCTAGGATATAATATCTTGAGTCCTAAAATGTTTAAGAAGATTTTTGGGGCGAATGTAGTCCCTAAAGTCTTTGATAAATCCCAAATTAACAAAATTCAAAACGAAATGCAGGGATTTAACATTAAATTCCCTATTAAAAACGGAGAATCCTCTGAGGTTCCAGATTTTAATGCACCAAGTCTTGAAGGTGACACGATTGCTGACCATTTTAAGCATATCTCATCAGAATTATGTTCAGATCTTCTACAACGAGTAGAAAAATTTATCCAAGCTTCGACATCTTTCCCTGTAGATATGCTTAAATTGGACTTTGCTCCACAGAATTTTAAGCCTTTTTGGAATAAAATCGACTTTAATGGCAAAGTTTCCTCCGTTGATGAACCATGTGAAGACATTTTTATCTTCGATTGCGAAACTTTTGTAAAAGGTAGTAGCTTTGGTCATCCTATTATGGGCACTGTGCTTAGCTCTGAAGCCTATTATGTGTGGTTGCACCCCTGCTTAATGGACTTGTCTCTAAAATATGAGCCTCAAATGATTAATATCGGCTCAAATAAAGTTGTCATAGCCCACAATGCGGCTTTTGACCATGCTCGAGTCTCTGAGTCTTACTCTCTTACAGACTCAAATGTCTGGCTCGATACTATGAGTATGCACATTAACGTTAGTGGCCTAGCCTCAGGTCAGCGATTTTGGTTCGCTCAGGACACTTCAGATGGCGAAGCACCTAAATTCTCCCCTAAGTGGTCAAAATATGGCTCTCTCAACAATTTAGTTGATTGCTACAACTTCCATTGTATGCCATTGTCCAACATAAGCAAGAAAATTAAACAAGACCGAGATTTGTTTGTAGTTGCTGAGTCACTATCTGAGATCTATGCCGATTTTGCTAACCTTACAAAGTACGCTTTGAATGATACGTACTACACAGCCCAACTTTTCTATAATTTATTCCCTAAATACCACCAAGCTAACCCTTCCTTGACGACTTTAGTGGGACATTCGACTCTAATGAAGTCATTTTTACCACTACACGATGACTGGGACAATTGGTTTCAACGTTGTGAGGCAATGTGGGAGTCCTTTTTAGAAAAACAGACACTTCTCCTCTCAGAATTAACTCATGAACTACTAGATGCGTTCAAAAACGATGAACTAGACGTCGAAAATGACCCATGGCTCAGCCAATTAGATTGGGAAGTGAACTCTAAGCTTACTAAAACTGGCAAGCCCTCGTCAAAATGGTACGGATACCCTCAATGGGTTAGAGATGTAGCGAAAATCGGCACAAACGGACAATTAGTGATCAACAAAATCACTACAAAACAACGAATTTCTCACCTACTCCTGAGATTAAGATGGAACGGGGAACCAGTTAAGTTTTCTAAAAGCTCTGGGTGGTGCTTTTATAATAAGGACACCCAAAGATTAGAACAAATACCACACCCTAAGCAACAAGACGCTAATGTGGGCAACTTAATCACTAAAGACTACCTCGCAGAGTTTGAATCCGGCGTAATATCTTCTGATTTACCCCAAGCTCAGGAACTTTTAAACCTCGCTATAGCCATAGCCTATTGGACTTCAGTTAGAAGTCGAGTTGAAAGAGTTACTTATGATGAGTCTCAAGGCTTTAAAGCACATGTACCTGAGGTTGTTCCTCATAACACTTCTACAAATCGCGCGGGTTGCGATTTATGGTTTACAGTGCCGGGTGTTAAGAAAACAAAAATAGGCTCCGAGATTAAAACTATGTGCAGAGCCCCCGAAGGCTGGAAATTCGTCCAAGCCGACTACGATAAAAAATAAAGTCTGTTGTAGTAAAACCTCTTTAATTGCTGGAATCTGCTAAAGATCACATAACTACAAAGTAGAAAGTAATTTCAAGCTTGAATGTTTTAAAAATATGTGATATAATATTAAGTGTCATTTAACATTTAATAGCAATGCAAAACCAGCAGCCAAGATTCCACTATGTGTATTTAGTATCTAATGGAGTTCAATCGTATGTAGGAAGCCGGACATCTAAGGTTCCTCCACATGAAGATGTAAATTACTTAGGCTCATCAACTGATAGGTATTTTAGAAGCACAATTATAAAAAAATTTATTCTAAAAACTTTTAAATCTAGGAGAGAAGCCTGTGAATATGAAGCTAATTTGCATCATAATTGGAGCGTAGATGTTAATCCTAATTTTGCGAATAAAGCTAAAGCTTGTTCAGAAGAACATAAGTACGGTTTTGAAATTCCGACAGGATATAAATGGACTAGCAACCAACGAAAAAGATTTTCTAAGTATAAAAAGAAAAATCCTTCTATTTTGCCTAAAGACAAAGTAGAAACTATAAAGTTAAAGCTCAGCTTAAAAAAGTCTGAAGGTCTTTTTAGAGAAAAAATTAAATTAAGACCCTATAATAATTTTTCTAAACTAGAAAAACATTTATTAATCCATCACACTGGATTATCATTTTATGGGACTCTAATGAGATTTTATGACCTATTTGATGTAACTTATTCTGGTGCTTCTGAACTTCTTTTAGGGAAAATCTCATTTCATCGCGGGTGGAGTAAGGTTCAACGACTAGGCGAAAGCCGTAGGGATAAAGCTATCCCAAAACGGGAGGAATCAACTAATGTTGATTAAGATATAGTCTCAACATCTGAGGAAAACTCAGAGCGGTGGTTAGCCCACGGATGAGAAGTAGCGACTCTCATTGAAGATTTAGGGACAAGAATCAATGATCGCAGCGATTTTCGCTGATGCTCATTACAAAATTTCGGGGAGTAGTGCTTTTAGCTTCTCAGTCTTGGCGGGTAATAAAGCTGATGGCACAGATATGCACACCATCACAGCTAAAACCATTGGAATTGGCCGCGATGTAGCAAAAAACATTAACTATGCCTTATAAGTAGGGCATGTAAAATCTCGTTAATTGCTGGGAACTCCTAAAGGTCTTAAAGCTACAAAGAAAAGAGTAATCTTAGTCTTGATACGCTTAAAAATTTAAGATATAATAGATATTTGTACAATAACACAAGTATCTAGCAATGGACAGTCAGCAACCAAGTTTCCGTGTATATATTTCTTCTGATGGATTTAGATATTATATTGGATGTCAATCTAATAATGACCCTAATTACTTAGGTTCTTTTTCTGATAAATCTTTTAAACCCGTTTATAAATTTATTGTGGGATATTTTTATACTAGGGAAGATGCTGGGGATTTTGAAAAATTTTTGATTAAAAAATTGAATACTATTAAAGACCCCATGTTTGTGAATAAAGCCATAGTTCCTGTAAAATCAATAGAGGAATGTAGAAAATACTCTCTTGAAGCCTACGAAAATAATCCTTTATTAAAAGAAGAATTATCTCAAATTAGTAAGGGTCTATGGCAGCAATCAGATTATGTTCATAAACAGAAAAAAGCAAAAGAAAGATTATCGGAAAAAATGAAAGAACATTGGAAAAACTCTGAATTTAGAGCCGAACAATCTAAAAAAATATCTGAAAGTCTGAGGTCTAGTAAAGTTCGCAATAGCGAAGAATATAAGCAGAGAATGAAAAAAACTAATAAGAAGGGTGGTGAAAAATCTAAAGAATTTTTTAAAAAATTGAAACAAGACCCAGAAGCTTATAAAATCTTTATGGAAGAACGTGGACGTAAAATATCAGAAGCAAAACAACGGAAAAAGGCTCAACGACTAGGCGAAAGCCGTAGGGGTGAAGCCACCTCGAAAAGCGAGACAGATGCCACAAACATCTGAAGATATAGTCTCAGCGTCTGAGGAAAGCTCAGAGCAGCGATTAGTTCGCGGATGAGAAGTAGCGATTCTCATTGAAGATCTTGTACTATACGGAGCTGGGCCAACTACTGTAGCTAATACAATTAGAAAGGGTAATAAGCTTATTTCTATGGATTCGGCTAAAGACATGGCTCGAGTATTAATTACCGCAAAAAAGGGTCGAAGACTCAATCGCAATGATAAATACTTATACGGAGGATCGGACTCATACGCGTATAATGAAATGACCAGAGTAGCATCTATGGCATCTCCTAGAAATCCTCTAAGTGGGTCTAAAATGTCCACTGCCTTTCGTCCAGAGGTTGTAGGCGATGATTTCTGGACTATGCGGACAAACTGGGTTATCCAGTCAACGGGTTCAGCCATGCTTCATGCATTTTTAACAGGTGTAGAGTTCTTAATTCGGAAATATAGAATACAGGCTAAATTCTGTATATCTATCCACGATTCGATCTTATACATGGCTAAAGAGCAAGATGCTGAGAAATTAGTAGCAATATTCCAAGTTGCTCACGCTTGGACTTGGGCTTGGCTAAGGTATCAATATGGTATCTACGAGTTACCTCAAAATAATGCATGGTTTAGCTCAGTGGAGATTGATCACGTATTTAGAAAAAGCGCTACTGAAAGTGTTGTAACCGTCTCTAATGAGGTGGATGAGCCACATGGCAAAGCCTATATGATCAAAGACATTATAGGTGTTTGCAACCAATTATTTTAAACTAGCGAAGGGCTTAAGCCCTTCTTACAAATATGATTTTTAGAATTTCGGACAAAATAACAATCACTGAATGGTTTACGCTCATAGACCTAGGGCATTTTATGATCCACTTTAAAAATACTTTGCCCAGACAGTTGACATTTACTTGGTGTATGTGTTATTATAGTAATAACTCCAACAGAAAACCTTGGTGGTTTTTAAAATTTACAAACTCAGGAGTAATTTTGGATAAAACTATATGAAAATTAAAGACATTTTAAATTTGTGGAAAACTCCTACAACAGTAAGAATTGAACAAGCTTCAGATCCAAATGTAGAGATAAATCCTTGGTGTGTGATCTTGGAAAGTACGTCTGAAGTGGTTTGGAGATTTGAAACGCTCACCTCGGCTGTTAACTTTTGTACAAACTCAGGGTTTGAAATAAAATGAAACTAGAAAAAATAGCCAAAGAACTAGGTAAATTATTAGGATTTATTCTTGTAATTTATATTGATGCCAACGTTGCAGGAGTGATCTTAGAGTTTGCGCTAGGAGATTTTATAACTTTTAGGCAATCATTTTTAATTAGTTTAGCAATAGCATACTTAGTACGAGGGTCAGCATATGGAAAATAAATACATTCACGTAGAAAATTTAAAATCAACCGAAGTACAAAACATTCTTAATGGAGAATGTCATATCTATCCTAAGTTAGATGGAGCCAATGCTTCAATTTGTTTAGGAGACTCTGGAGAAATCGTTGCTCGGTCTCGAAATAATGTCTTGACTCCAGAGAATAACTTGCGGGGATTTTATGGATACGTTCAAGGATTAAGCTCTACCCTAGAAGAGTTTTTCTTACAATATGAAGATATTGTGATTTTTGGAGAGTGGCTTGTCCCCCATACACTTAAAACGTATAAATCAGAAGCTTGGCATGAGTTTTACGCTTTCGATTTTTATGACAAAAAGTCAGAGCGTTTCCTTAATTTTGAAGCGCTCAGAGACACTCATAGTAAGTTTGGATTTGAGTTAGTTCCATGCTTAGCTAAATTGGAAAATCCTCCAGAAACCAAACTTGAGGAGGTTTTAAATTCTAACACATACTTGCTAGAGTCTGGTGTTGGCGAAGGAATTGTCATTAAGAACTTTGACTTTGTTAATAAATATGGTCGCCAAGCTTATGCTAAGCTTACGACTAAGCACTTCCAAGCTAAGCATGATAGCTCGTTTAAGAGTAATGCACCCAAAGATGGCGAAGATTTATTTGAGAAAAAGCTTGTGTATAAATACTTAAGCGATGAGTATGTGCTTAAAGAGCTGAACAAATTTGAGAATTTTGAGTCCGCTAAAGTCTCTGAGTTAATTAGCATTGTTTACGAAGAGTTTATTCGCGACTATATCTCAGAGATTATCTCAAAATATAAAAACCCCAGCATTAATTTTAAAACTCTTCGCAAACATCTAGCCTCGTATGTAGTTGATACCGTTTTAAGATAGAGAAGCTTCTAAAAGATATTGAACTTTCTCTAATTTAGTAATTATATCTTCTACGAGGTTGCAAGTGCCTCGTTCATCAGAATTTTCAGCCTCTGAGCATAGCTCATAGAGGCTGTTTTTATATGTGTCAAGCAAAGATAGGCTACTCTCAACCATCTCAGGAGCCGCAGAAGATCTAAGAGATGGAGGTTCTATGAATATTTCAGAATTAAGAAAAACCCCACGAATATTCGCTTGTTCTGCGAGTGTGTCGATGTCTTCGCCAATAATATCATAGAGCTCGCCAAAAAGCGTATGGTATTGGTAGAAAAACATGCCTCGCACGCCCCAATGGCATAGTTGTAGAAAGTTTTTAAAAGTTATGGCAAGTGTAATAACTTTAATAAATTTATTACTCAGTTCTTGATTGGTCATTGTTAATTAAGAATTGTGCTAAGTCAAGAGTTGTTTTTTTGTCTAAAATGATCTCGGTGTAATGTCCCCAATAAGAGGTTTCCCAATTAAATATATACTTTATTGCTGCATAGAGGCGCTGGAAAAAGTTTTTATATTGGCATAGATGGACGTGGAAATAGGCGTAGTCGACGTCGTCATCTATATCGCTTTCGAGGCTTACGGCTAAATTGTGAGAAGCGTCTTGGCAAGAGCAGGAGAAAAATTTTCTATTCATTGTTAAAAATGTCTAAGTTTGTAGGTACGATTGAGTAGTATTTTGGATCTTTTCGTTCGCCAACTTTATTGATGGAGTTGAGCCATAGATTCGTATAAACTTTAAACTTAGTTGGAGGTGGATTTTTCAGACAAGGAATAAAGTGCATAAGTTCGCCTGTTACAACTTTTTCTTCATCGAACTTAAGTTCGCCAGTTCTTGGGTCATTGTAGTATGCCGAAAAGGGAATAAATCTAAAAGTAGCTTTGCCTTGGGTTTCTAAATCGCAGACCCAACTGAGTTCACCGTTGGGTGGGCAATTTTTTTCATCGACAACTATATATTCTTCGTAAGTGTCTTCGCCTGTTTTTATTCTCCAAACGGCTAGCGAGGTTGAGTCTCCTGCGTTTGTTACGAGGCAACGCTTAGAGGGTATGTAGTCGCAAAGGTTTAAAGGTTCAGTTGCGGCGCATATTGAGGACACCATGCGCCCATCAGGAATTAATACCTCTATAGAGTAATTTTGCTCATAAATATATTGAGAGGCTTCTGTTATTTGCGTAAACCTTTCCCCTTGAAGTTCAAAACCTGTTTGGAATTTTAAGCCTTTAATGCAGGGAACCCAGCCTGTAATGTAGTCAGCAATAATATCCAAAAGAGGCAAAGCGAAAGAGTGGCCGACTCTTTGAGATTGCTTTTGTAGTATTGTCACTTTGAAATAGATTTGGCGGTTTCTAACTGTGGGAATGTACGCACCTTTGTTAGGATTATTTGTGGAGGCACTGGAAAAACTAACGACTATATTGGTATTTTCAATTACTGCACCGCTACTATCTATATCTTCGGCAAGGCGATGCACTACAGCAGATTGGCCTACAGCCTCATGTATTCTTTTATACAGAGCATTTTCTATTTCGAGTAACATGTTACCATTCGCCTCCGCTTAAATAGTTTGTAAGTTGCCACTGGTTTGTAGTACCATCTCTATAAAGAACATCGCCGGGCTCTGGAGTTCTAGGGAAATCAACGTCGTTTAAGTCCTCTAGGCGTCTGTTAGTCTCAAGAGATATGACATAATTTCTTAAGTCTTCTATGGAGGTTTTAATCTCGGGCGTAGTAGGTTGGCAAACATATTTGTAGTTTTGGCGAAGGTATGGGTTATAGCAATTCCCGCCGCCGCTAATAATGCCGGGGTACGCCTGAGATGATTGCCCAGCAAAAGGTGATAGTGGAGTGTAGCCAAAATAGGCTGAGGTATTCCAATAAGAATTAAACATACTCATCTCCTGGTTGTAAATTGTCAAAATCTCCCGTGGAGTCCGCGGTTAATAAATCGCCGTCTTCGGGTGGGGGCTGGTCTGCGAGCTTTTGAGTATTTTCAAAATTACTTAAAGCCCTGGTCGCCTCAAGTGAGGAAACTAATTGATTCATTTCCATAAGCTCATTGCTCATTGGTATTACGACGTTTTGATTAATATCCGCGGCCATTCCAACCTCTGTGTCTTTAGTAACATTTGATTGTTTTCTAGGAATGCGGTTCCATTCGTCATTTGCACCATATAAAGTTTCCCAACGATGCATAGAGTCTTGAGTGAATTGTCGAGATTTCATCGTCGTAGACTTAACCAAGCCACAATCACTATTCCAATAACGATAAGCTTCTTGGTAGCGCATAACGGCTGTGGGCTGAAGCTTATTCGCCCAGAGCTCCAATTGTTGTAGCGCGGATTGAAAAGCATCCATGACATGGGTTCTAGGGCGTAGGCTATCTAAATAGCCCCGAGCTAGAGTCGCCTGAGTACGGCGATAAGACCCCGCAATTAAAAGTTTGCCTTGGGGTGGAGCTGTCTCAATGTAATTGTTAATTAGCACTGCAGCATCATTTAGAGCTACTTGGATTTTTTCAGCATCTATTGTGTTAGACGTGGGGTCATCAATATTAGATAACTCCAAAGCTTCTTGGTATCCAAAAACCTTAATAAAATAATCTACCGTTGCGGGGTCACAATTATTTGCAACTCCGAATCTATCTGGATATGGCTTATACATATATAAGTTTATAGTTTCTCATATATACCTTAAACACATGGCGCACATAACATTTGAAGAAACTTTGAGCAAACTATGGGCAGAACTCGATGAGTCATTTAAGTATAGTCACGACCCCCATACTCAAACTCTGTATGCTTATAGACTTTATAAAAATATTTCTTTAGTTCGCTTAACTTTTTGCGCTGGGCGCTTAACTTTGATTTATAAAAATATGCGCACAAAAAAACAAGAAAAGAGAACCTATGAAATCGGTGAAGACTTCGGCGCTCTTTTCTCTAAAATTGTTGAGTTTATTAATTTTTGTAAACTTGAGGACTTAGTAACTATGTTTGTGCCTTAGCACTTATACGGGGCTTTTAGCTCAAAAGCATAAATATTGTCTTCGTCGAAAAACTTTAGCACCTGACTAGGGTATAAAATTTCTAAACTTTTTATACTTTTTGAGTTATAACATCCTAAGTATACTTTGTCAATTTCTTGTATTTTGATATATGGATACTCATAAACTTTGCCTATGACCTTTGGAGGTATTCCTTTTTTAGATGCTTCAGATATAGCCTTTAGAACCTCCAGAGCAAACCGGATTTTTTGCTTTTTGTATTGGAAACTTAGGTTTAGGAAATTGTTTTGTATGTCCCATTCCAAACTTTCTAAGTTGTGCATAGACACTTTTTGTTCAATATCGTCGTGTAATAGATCTAAGCTAATCTCTGTGTCTGATTTGATATGTTTGTAGATTATCTTCATAGCGCGGAGTTTAGTTCAAAAGCATAAATTTCGTCTTCGTAGTAGAATTTTATCACTCTGTCAGGGTATAAAACATCTAAACTTTTTATACTTATAAAGTTATAACTTCCTAAGTATACATCATTTATATCTAATATCAAGATATGTGGATGCTCATAGATTTGCCCTATGATCATGTCTGGGATTCCCCTTTTATAGGCTTCGGAAATGGCTCTTAAAACCTCTATAGAAAGCCATTGAGGTTTGCATTGCCAACTTAAATATAAGAAGTTATTTTTTATCTCCCACTCTGGGCTCGATAAGTTGTACTTTAAGAATTTTTGCTCAATGTCGTCATGCAAAAGATCTAATTTTACTACGCGATGAGACGTTAGGTGTTTATAAATTATTTTCATATTTTTCTCCTGAGTTTCCTCTATTATATCAATAAAAAAGCTAATAGGTTTAAACCTATTAGCTATGTTAAAATTTAGTATCGCATGCTAAACAATACTAAAATCCGTGACTTAGTTTGTGGATACTACATTAGTGAATAAGAATCCTGCACCACAACGTCCGGTTTCTCCCATACCCACAAGCTCAAAACTTCTTTCTACAAGAATGTCACCTGTGAAGACTCGACGTTCAATATTAAATCTTTCAGGAGTAGCAATAGGATAGCCTCTGAGCATATAAGTGTACGCGTAGGCGGGATTACCATAGTTGGCGTCTAAAGCGGGAGTAAACCCGTCTGTAGAACCGCTTGGATGATAGAACAAGACGGCGACATTGTCATAAATATCTACCAATTTACCCGTAGCTTTGTCGAGTTTTAAGCGACGAGCTACGCGAATTTCATCGAGTCCAAAAATCTGAGCGAGGGATTTCTCGTCCACAATGACTCCCATGTATGAGCTAATGCTCTCCTCGCGTTTCCACGAGGCATAGACTATATCATCCGGTGATTACCACCAGCTGGGCGCTCCTGCCTTTCGGCTTCGAGACGATTATTGTTGGGACTCACGTCTTAGTCGTTGAACCTTGCAGACCACCTTAGCCCGACCTGCCTTGGCTGCTGATTGCCTAATAGGCATTTATACCTATGTGGGTTTCCAGCAATTCACCCAGTTTTCGATATGGAAATAAAGCTTTTTAAGCTCTACTTATCTTTAAACACTTTTTATTTGACATTTGCACCAACTTGTGTTAATATATGAAATATAGGTATTTCACATGTAAACTATGAATATTTTTCTATTCGACCCACTAGACTTAAAATCCCAAGCAAAAGCTCACCCAGATAAATTAGTTGTTAAAATGCAACTAGAAGCTTCTCAACTCCTCGCTAATGCAATGCTTCACTACGGCTACGGACATATCTATAAAAAAGACTCCACTCCATATAAACCCACACACCTTCACCATCCCTGTAGCATATGGCTCTGCGAATCAGAAGCCAACGCCTCTTATTGTATGCAATATTTGCATTCTCTTATTGAAGAATACGAATCTCGCTATGGCAAGCCCTCATCATTTAGAAGCGTTTACAATACATTAGCATCTAAGACTTCTTGGGACTCTCCATCTCAGCCCGAAAATTTCGCAATTGCAATTAATAACTCTTGGCTCAGAGAATTTTTGCAAGACAAAATTATCTCTGAACCCTCCTACTACAAAGTTACTACGACCCATAGAGCCGATCCTGACTTGGCAAAAACACTCTATAGAACTTATCTTCTTCGTGCTAAACCCCACTACGCAGAATGGCGATATTCCACTCCGCCTCAGTTTTGGCTCAACGAAGCTCAACTCTCAAAATACTTTGGAAGATTTTGTAAAATTTAGTTGACATCTTTAAAAAGTTTCGATATAATAGATTTATATCCACCACGAGGAATTTATAAAAAACTAAAGAGTAAACAAAATGGATCAATCTATTAATCAAATTCTCGAAGAAATTTTATCTGCAATATCTTCTGAAAGAGCCGAAGCCAAAAAGATAAGAGCCGAAGAAAAGGTTGAAGCTGAAGCTAGGGAAAAAAGGCTATATGATAAAATTGATAAACAACAACAAGAACTTAAGCAAGAATTAACTCTACAAAGAGAAGAATTTAAGAAACATTTTTCTGATATTAAAAAGCAACTAAATAGAATTGAAACTCATTGCAAAATGATAAGGGTTCGACTTTTATAATAAAGTTGACATTTTTAAATTTTTATGATATAATCTAAATATAGAACCAAGGAGTAAGCAAAATGGATCAATCAACTAAAAAAATTCTCAACAATCTTCTATCCACAATATCTTCTGAAAGAGCCGAAGCCAAAAAGATAAGAGCCGAAGAAAAGGCTGAAGCTGAAAGAATAAGAGCCGAAGAAAAGGCTGAAGCTGAAAGAATAAGAGCCGAAGAAAAAGCTGAAGCTGAAGCTAGGGAAAAAAGGCTATATGATAAAATTGATAAACAACAACAAGAACTTAAGCAAGAATTAACTCTACAAAGAGA